AGTACCAGAACTGAAGGGGCACGTAAAGGGTGGTCTCGGGGAGAGCGTTGCGGGGAGCGCACACCTGGGAAGGAGCGGCAGAGGAAGCGCAGGGACCAGACACGGCGGCGAAGGTAGGGTCGGTGATGTAGGTAAGCTGAGTGGTGTTACCGATCATCTTGTGGTAACCAGACTGCTGCTCCTTGGAAAGGGTCAGCTGGTTCCAGATGTGCATCCAGTCACCGTATTGACGGTCGATGCGCTGGCCTCCAACCTCAATCTCCACCTGGGCGACGAGCTGCTCACCAATGAAATCCAACCAGCGGGCATACACATCGCCAGAAGCGTTGATAGCCTGGTTGATCTCAGGAAGAGTCACCTGAAGGTAGGTGCGGTAAGCAAGATCACCGTTACGGGAGATGGTGCAGGTCACGCGACGGCCGAAGTCAGCCTGTCCGGAGAAGGTCTGCTCGATGGACTCCATCGCGAAGTTAGTGTGGCGTCTGTAAGACACCTTCCAGAAAGTGATTTCAGGGGTTCCAGTAAGGAACACGTCTTGGGCGCCGTAGGCGACAAGTTGCATAAGTCCTCCAGCCATTTTGGATTATATATAGTATTACAAAAGAAAATAATTTTGAAATAATATACTTATTAAATTAATTTATTGACTCCTTTCACTTTTCCTAAATTATACTTTGCGCCCACACCACAATAGTAGTTTCATTGGAAAAATTACAATCTACACTGCTTACCATATGTTTTTGGGAAATTGTATTTTACAATTGTAAGCATATTACATCACAATTGTAAATTATTTTTTTTCCTACATGTTATTTGTTTATTTGTCCAGAAACAAGTTGTGCGTTGAATTCGTCAATATGAATCGTTCTAAATAATTTTCTTCAAATATTTCTCTCTTGTTTTCGTGTTTTTTGGTAAAAATATATTTGTCGTGTTGCTTTTTAATTGTCCATCCTTTTTCCAAAGCATTCATTATAAATACCATTTTCTGAAATTGATTCTTTTCTAGTTTTATTCCACTTGGACTGTCAGCCATATACATTATGAAAACGCTTTTTATGTGTAAATCTTACGAATTTTCTTACATTTGTTTATTTTATTAGAAAAAATTAACATAAAAACACGTATCCAATTATACATAAAAACCTGTATATTGATGACATCAAAAGTGACAAAAACATCGGTGCACACAATTGATGAAAAACACACGGAAATCTTGAATGAAATCAATCATAACGAAGACGTTGTGATACCTCAACTGCTACAAGAAAAGAGTCGGCTCAAAGAATACGTTCGTTCTTTGAAAAGAAGTGAAATTGACGAGTATATGGAAACACGCGACAAAATATATGCGTTACAACGGGAAATCAATGACATGCGACAGCAAAAAAAGGAATATTTTTTAGATAATTCAAAATATATTTTTGACTATTTTGAGCAAAAGAAACAAATTTCGTCTAGTGAAACTTCTAATCAGCAATCTGAAGTTATTAATTCCTTCTTTAAAATTAAATCCACTACCAAAGAGGCTTCCAACGTACAAAGCACCAAATATGTTCTATCTAAAAAGTATTATCAAAACTATTGGAAAAATGTAACGAATGACGCATATAACATGCAGGACTGTATTGTTTCCTCTGATGTATGTCTTGCGTGCGGCAAAGGTGAAATGATTCCACAAGACGAAGAGGGGATTCTGATTTGTAATAATCCTGAATGTGCGAAGTTTATTACATATATTGTAGACGGTTCAAAACCAAACAACAAAGACCCACCCAATGAAGTTTCGTATACTGCCTATATTCGCCTGAATCATTTCAAAGAAATATTATCGCAATTCCAAGCAAAAGAAACTACGCAAATACCGGAAGAAGTTATCGATGCCATTAAAGCGCGTATTAAAAAAGAACGCATTCAAGATATGTCCACGTTGAATTACAATAAGATGCGTGATATTCTGAGAAAACTTGGATTGAATAAATATTTTGAGCATATTCAGTATATTAATTCCCTGTTTGGTATTAAGCCGCCTGTAATGAACGAAGAACTACACGAAACATTGTGTGTATTGTTTATTGAAATTCAAAAACCATGGGCAGTTCATTGTCCTGCGAATAGAACAAATTTTTTTAATTATACCTATACCTTGTATCAATTGTGTAATTTATTGGACCAAACACAGTATTTGCCGTATATACCGATGATGAAAGACCGCGAAAAGCAACTGGAACAAGATATGATATGGAAAAAGGTGTGTGAAGATTTAGATTGGGTATTTTGTCCAACTGTATAAGGCATATCAAATAAATTAGTAAAATGTATTTAGAATTAAATTACATGTTATCATAATGACTATCATGCTTGAGTGCGAGAAAGATGGATTTGAACCGATTATGTATAATGATACGGCTCAATATCGCGAGTCACTGCGCAAGTTGTTTTCCATGAACAAAGCAAATTATCCCGCTGTAAGTGATGATGTAGACGTGGAAAGTAAGGATGAGTTGGAATATGACGACGACGCAACTTCGCGTGCGCTGACCCATATTTATTCCAATACGAAAGAACATCCTTTATTCAAGCGTTTCTATTCGAAAGCGGCAGAATTTATGTTTTCAACCGAATATGATATTGGTCTCACTATTTTGTGTAGTTACGATTATTTAGATGTCTTTATTCCGTGTTATCGCGAATATATGCTTACTGGGGTATTTAAAACATCAAGCATACATTATATGAAGTTATATGAAAAGCTGTATAATTAGGTAATTTACTCTTCCGTCTTCTTGGCCTCGGCATCCGCCTTCTTCTTGGCCTCAGCATCCGCCTTCTTCTTGGCCTCGGCATCCGCCTTCTTCTTGGCCTCAGCATCCGCCTTCTTCTTGGCCTCGGCATCCGCCTTCTTCTTGGCCTCTTCGTCAGCCTTCTTCTTGGCCTCTTCGTCAGCCTTCTTCTTGGCCTCTTCCTCTGCCTTCTTCTTGGCCTCTTCCTCTGCCTTCTTCTTGGCCTCTTCGTCAGCCTTCTTCTTGGCCTCTTCGTCAGCCTTCTTCTTGGCCTCTTCCTCAGCCTTCTTCTTGGCCTCTTCCTCGGCCTTCTTCTTGGCCTCTTCGTCAGCCTTCTTCTTGGCCTCTTCGTCTGCCTTCTGTTTAGCAATGGCACTCTGTTGTGCCTTTGCTAGAGGGTTTGTTCTAGGACGCATTAGAAAGTTCATGATTATACATATTTATTATATAATATTTCACTACTAAATGGAATGTTGATTTAGTATTTATAAGGACTTTTTAATATAAATAAAATATATAGACTATATAAATAATGGCATCAACAAGAAATAAGAATTCTATTGGTGATTATCAAAACGAAATTCGTAGTTACACACATGCATCTACTTATATGACTTATGAACAATCTGGTAAGCCCGTTGATAATTATTTCGCAGGCGATGGATTACTAATGGGACGTATGGCATCTGAAAACTTGTCAAGTAATGCGTGCGATGTAGAATCACAATTATTTGGTATTGGGTCCACTAATTTAGTGACTCCCCAAAAACAAGTTCAACCGAAACCACACGATATGAAATCGTTAAATGTAATTGATCGTATTTCAATGATTATTCCGGAACCACTTGTTGTAGAAAAAAACCAAAGGCCTTATCCTATGGAGTAAATCGTCGTTTACAAGAAATGTTATGTAGGTATTTCGGATATTTTTTAAATGTAGAGTGTTTGTGATGATTTGCCCTCTTCTTTTTTGATAATTCTTCTAAAGTAATATATTGAGAAGCATTATCAGGCGTTTCATTTGTATTCGTGGAATCATCTTGTTCTTGTTCTTGTTCTTGTTCTTGTTCTTGTTCTTGTTCTTGTTCCAGGTATTCTTTTATCTTATCAGACAAAGCAGTTTGTAAATCACAATTTGTTCGTTCAGGCAAGGCATCGCATGGAGCGAATGATATATGTAAATAATCTTGTAGCGGTTCTATCATATTGTCAATAATTTGGATAGGCAGTTGTATATGTGCCATAATAAGTTTATTTTCACTCATGTTTGTTAATTTTCATAAAAAGTATTTAATTGTTTTTATGAAAAAGTATTATTCATTCTATCGCTCGTAGTTTTGTTGCCGAATTCCTTCTGTAAGCGCTTGTTTAATTAGGTCTAATTTCTGTTGATATGATGGGTCATCCTTACTTATTGCGCGGCCTAATATTTCAGGGTTCTTTCCTAATACAGCAACCGCGCCGTATGGATATTTGGAAGGGTCTATTCCGAGTTTATTTTCAACCTCTTTATCAACTGCTAATATATCGTCCATTTCTATCTCCGTATGGAACATATTTTCCTTGAAATTGAAATACAAATGAGTGACCTGTTTAAATGGTTGTTCACCTATCTCCATATCCATTGAAAATCTACCCAAATATTTGAAATCATCTATCTGTGAACTATCTAATTGTTCGGGTGGCCGATGTTCGATCAATTCTTCATTATATGGTTCAAACCAATCCTGATAAAGTGTACTTAAATAAGTTGATAAACCCGATAATGCCTGTTTTGCTGAACCACTAATGTCAGCATTACACATAGAAGGCATAGAAGGCATAGAAGGCATAGAAGGCAACATGCCTCGTGCATTACTGAACATTTGTTGTAAATCCTTTCCGATTGCTTTTAGGTCCTTCTTTGGATGTAATTCATCATATAGTTGTTCTTTTTTTACTAGAAGTGGTAAAAGGGGGAGAAGTTTTTTTATCATATCGTATTGTTCGGTTTCTTTTTCTAGTTGTAATAGGTCTTTTTCTAGTTGACTATTTCGGTCTGTCTGGGCTTTCGTCTCGTCACGAATATCTTTTTCAAGTTGTAGTTTTTGGGCCAACAATTTAAGAATTGGTAATAATTTTTGAACATTCGTATATGTTTCTATTTGTGAATCGAATTCTCTGGTTTCTTTGTCTTGGTCTATTTTCGCTTGTTTTTGTAAGTTTTGTATGGTTTTTTCTTCGGCTGCCATATCCTTTTCAAGCTGTCGTTTTTGAGCTAACAATGTAAGAATCGGCAATAATTTTTGAACATTCGTATATGTATCTATTTGTGAATCCGGTGTTTCTGGTGCTGATTCTGGTGATTTTGCTGATTCTGGTGATTTTGCTGATTCTGGTGATTCTGCTGATTCTGGTGCTTCTGCTGATTCTGGTGCTTCTGCTGATTCTGGTGCTTCTGCTGATTCTGGTGCTTCTGCTGATTCTGGTGATTCTGCTGCTTCTTTTGATTCTGCTGCTTCTGGTGCTGCTTCTTTTGATGGTATATATTTCTCGCAAGCATTGGTTAACGCTTGAAATTTTCGTGTTGCTTCTTCTGTGCAACCAGGATTTTTATCAGGATGCAGTCTAAATTTTGCTTGTTTCAATGGTTCTTTGGTATCTGGGTCACATTGTTTCGCTGGGTCAATTTCATATGTCTCGGCGAAACATTTTCCCTTTGTATCAGATGGTGGTGCTGGTGGTGGAGCACCGTGCCATGTTTCAGAAATGGATGAAGCTTTATCTTCAATCGTTTTTCTTAACTCTTCTTGTTGTTTTTCGATATCTTTATCACTTGCATTAAGATTGCTGTCTAACCAAGTCAACTTATCATCGATAAGTTGAACTAATTCTTTTTGATTATTGGAGTCAATCTCATAATCATCACCATTGTCTTTATCAGTTATACTATCCTTCAGACCAATCAAATAGGATTTAAATTCTTCATTTGGTGGTGACATAACTAATTCTTGAGAAACTACTACTGGTGGTGGTGGTGGTGGTGGTGGTGGTGGTAATTGTTCTTTTTCAGCATTGGATTCTTTAGTTATATTTGTGAAATTTTGTTCGGACTCTTTACTTGCTTCATCAAGGCGGTCTAAAAATGAAGTCTTGGGTGTCACTTTATTTTCGGTATCTTTGATATCCTTTTCTTTTTGCTTTTTTAAATCGTTATATTTACGTTGAATCGGGTCTAATATTTGCGTAGCAATTGCTTTTTCTAAATTAGATTTCGTTTCTTTATCCATTGTATTACTCATTGTTTATGAATCAAGTATAACATATACAAACAAATTACTTTATGTAGGTAATTTGTTTTCCAATATTTATGTTCAAGTTCGCTTTTTCGTTTTTCTTTGTTTGGTCTTGCGACGATTTTTACGAGTTTTCTTTCCGCCACCTACATATTTTGTGTAATCATAAGATACTTGCGGTTTATTGCCAAAATTCTTCATAAGTGATTCATCTAATGTTTCAAAATAAGTTTTCAATGTGTTCATGATAGATAAACTATCTTTCACTTTTTCCATAAAATTGCTTTCAAACTTCAGTCCTGTACCAAACCTCCCTCTATCGCTGGTTCTTAATGCTTGCAGTCTACGATGATTATTTGTTAATACGTTAATAACGGTCTCTTTTGTTTCCTTTGGAATATGTGTTGTATCGTCTTTATTAAATATATCAATTAATGCTTCATATTTCGTTTTTAATTGACCAAGAGCAGGAGTATAATCGTCACGATGTGTTTTATTAGACGAAATATTACCAGACCGCATAATTGATTGTAATATATTGGATATAATATCAATTTCATCTGCGTATTTTTGAAATAATTTCTCGCGTTTTTCTTCTTTTTCTGCTTCGTCATCTGAAACTGGTTCAAACAACATTTCTTCTTCTTCTTTCTTTTGTGACATGAATGCTTTTTTGTGTTCTTCTGCTTCTTTTGTTAATATTTTTTGAACAAATGTACCCCGCTTTTGAGACTCATTTTTTTTGTTATTTTCCTCTTTTTCTGCACGTAAACGTCTTGCATGGGCTAATTCGTCTATTTCTTTTTCATTCTTTTTCTTTTTCGCTAATTCTTTGAAATCTATTCTCCTAGTTGTATTTCTATCGCCTTCTTCGCGAGACCTTAATGGTGACTTATCTTCGGTTTTTTTCTTCAATAGATTAAAATCATCATTGTAATCTTTTACTTTTAATTTAGGCTTTTCAGTTACACCTTTTAGTTCATCTTCTTTGACTTTTGCTTTTAATTCTTTACTTAAGTCACCTGAAGAAGCAGTTACACTAATATTGCTATCAATTTCTGTAACATCTTCTAAGTCTTTAACTACCAAATCGTTCATATTTATTTGCGCTTGTTCAACCACGTCGTCAGGCGAAGTAATTTCTTCATCATATGACATAGGACGACGAGGCACTTGATCCAAATCCCCTTCGTCGGTCTGTTGTTCGTCAGTTACACTGGTATCGAGGGGCGTAGAACTCAACAAATCTTTATCCTTAACTGGTGTAATTTCGGGAATGTGATAAATCACAGGTAAATTCGTGTCACCGCAATTTTTCTCATAATATTTATTTTTTTGATTTACAATAGTTGCATACTGAATAACATCTTCATCTACCTTTATGATAATATCAAGTAATTTACCTTTTTCAAAATCGTCGGGAATAGTCAACTGATTCTTGTATACTTCATATCCTTCTTCAGGTGGGATAAAACTATCATCAAGTAATTTCGCAGTATTCACAACGAAGTTATTGTCACCGCAGAAATCAATCAAAATAGAATATTTAGTGCCGGGATTATCAAATAATTTTTGAACCAAATCATCTGTAAGTTTTTCGCTCAATGCCTCTTCTAGTGATTTTCTTTTGCTGACTCGCGCTGTGTTTTTTAAAGTTGTATTATTTTGTTTTTTTCCAGTTGAACTGTTTTGGGTATATCGTTTATTTCTTTTTGGTGGCATTACTTCTTATATTATACACATACATAAGTTGTGGTCTATGTAACAACTTATTTATGAAAAATTACTAAACTTACTTTTTGGAAGTCTTTCTCTTGTTTTTCTTGTTGCGTCTGGTTCTACGCTTCTTTTGGGTCTTGCGAACCTTTTTGCCTCCTTCTAGTCGTGTTTCAGATTCAGGTTTTACTGGTCCAATGACCGCTATTGAACCTGCTTCTGGGCTGTCCGCGATTTCTAGTCGTGTTTCAGATTCAGGTTTTACTGGTCCAATGAACTCTCCTGAATCTGCTGCTCCTTCAGGTGTTGCGTGTGCTTCTTCCTGTTCCTCAGTCTTCTTTGCCTGTTCCTCAGTCTTCTTTGCCTGTTCCTCAGTCTTCTTTGCCTGTTCCTCAGCTTTCTTTGCCTCTTCCTCGGCAACTTTCTTTGCCTCTTCCTCAGCTTTCTTTGCCTCTTCCTCAGCTTTCTTTGCCTCTTCCTCAGCCTTCTTTGCCTCTTCCTCAGCAACTTTCTTTGCCTCTTCCTCAGCTTTCTTTGCATCTTCCTCAGCGTTCTTTGCCTCTTCCTCAGCTTTCTTTGCCTCTTCCTCAGCTTTCTTTGCCTCTTCCTCAGCTTTCTTTGCCTCTTCCTCAGCCTTCTTCTTTGCCTCTGCTTCATCTTTCTTTTGTTGTAAATCAGCAATTTTAACTTGAAAATGGGATTTAATCTTGTCAATGTTTTCATCATTCAACTCCATCGTGTTTAATTTCTTATCACCGATTATTTCAGTTCCTGCCAGAATAGTTCCCATTCTATTTGAGATTTGTGCAATATGATTGTTATCGTTCTCTAGAATGAAAGTGTAGTGAGGTTTAGTAAGATCCATTATGAATTTGTATTATACAATAATCCCATATTTTATTACGATTGAAAAGTATGCACAAAGTGAATTTTCTCCATATCTAATTTCAACATCAATGGGTCACGGTCCATTTGCGAAATCCAACATACATATTCTCCTCTCACAATTGCTAAACTCAAGCAAAATTCAACTCCGATTTTGCGAAAATAAAAATTGTCACTATACATCTTGGGTTCCAAACTCTCTTTATCCAATGCTATAAAACGATGAAAATACTTGCGCGGCGCCCCATCTATTGAATAATGAACTATTCCCACTAAATATTCGCCATAATCTACGAATCCAGATGACCCCCTAATATCGCGAAACACGGGGTCTTGAATAGGAAATGTTTTGTGTATAACTAATGTATGGGTTTCATCTAATTTCCCTATTTCTAATGGAAACCAACGATAAATAAACCATAAGTCATCTTTCCAGACCAGGGGTATCCAGTTCTTCTGCATACAACGTTTGTAAGGTGAATGTAAAAAATGACTATTTTTGTAGGTCATTGTTGGTAGGTCATATTCCCCCATCATCATGCTATTCACGGAATCATGGGTATAATTTATATTCGTTGCTAAATAATACATTTTGTTATCATACGTAAACAACCGAATGTCTTCTAACCCATAACACCGTGACCATTTTGATTCAAATCCAATCGTCTTCTCGTCCATTTCATGATAATTTATCGGTATCAACTTATCGTTTAATTCACTCATTATGTTTTTTGTTTTGATATTTCCGATTACATCATTTATACCGAATTTACCCTCGTTTGTATACCAATAATTCACAAAACGGGTATTTACATACGTACGTCCGTTGAAGTTGACAGTGCTCGCGGAGCCTGGCTCGTAAGAACGAACGATGGGGTATTCATATCTCGTTGTTTCATATACTGCGTCCAATGGTATCACATAGGACTGCGTGGGAATGCGCAATATAGAGTCATCGTGGTCGGCAGAATAGACCAGTGGATTTATTTTATTCGTTTGTTCTAACCAAGACCAATAGTTGACTTCCCAAGTCAATGCTTTGTTCTCCTTGACAAAATCATAAAAATGTGATTGTGCCGACTCGTGAAAATCCAGCAATCGGTCCTTGGAACCTATGAAAAATCCCCCACAAAAACGCCAACATGGATAGTTGAGTATGCGGTCCATATCCCAATCCGGCTTCTGCGTCCAGCATCCAGGCATCATCAAATAGGATTTTTCCAAAAAATACATGTTCGCCCATTGCTTCATATACCGCGATACGCTGCTTTGATTCTTTACAATATAGAACAAACTATAATCAATCCATGCGAAATGCTCGGTTTTCCACTTATCTATTTGTATCGCTTTTTGAATAAACTCGGTTTTGGAGTTCATCAATAATAAATAATTCATATTGTCTTTATTCATATTTCTATCGCGCGGCATGGTGACTTCATTTATATCTATCGTATTTCTAACTTGAAACGCGTAGAGGTCGTGCAATGCGATGGAAGAAATACAGAGAACATGTGGGTATATCTGAAGTTCGCGTTCAAATATGATAGCCGACGAACTATCGCAAAATAAATAAATAGGAAGACCAGTCTCAGCCAACTTGATAAACTCATCTAGTCTTGTTTCAAACGATTTATCTGGTTGCTCGTATATTTCATAATAACATGTGACCAATGCAACAGAATAGGACATTTCTACATTATTTATGGATTATTCTTTATTTTCTTCCACCGCATGTATACAAAATTGAATTAAACTGGAATAAAGATGAGAGAGATAGCAAGGAGAAACTACAGCAAACATGGAACAAAATACAATTCTAGTATTTGATACGGAAACAACCGGGTTATTTCCCAAGGGAGAGGATGTGAACAACATTCAAAAATACCCGTATATCACACAATTGAGTTATGTTGTATATGATTGTAATAAGAAGGAAATTGTCTATACATTTGACTCCTATATCAACATAGACCCGAGTATCCATCTATCAGATATAGTAAAAGAACTTACTGGCGTAACAAGAGAAAAACTAGACAATGGCATCGATATGTTATCTGCGTTAAAGACGTTTTACAAGTATTATGCGATGAGCAATTGGATTGTCGCGCACAATATTCAGTTTGACCAAAAGATGATGACGATTGAAACGGAACGTCACCGTGAAGCAATTCAATATAGTCACCCTGAATGTTTGGCTCTGTTCAATCCTTATTTTGAGAAAACCAAGAACATTCGTAGTTATTGCACTATGCTGAAGGGAAAGGATATCTGTAACATTGTGCTTCCGTCTAAGTTTGAAGGTGGACGTTCCTATAAAAAGGTGCCCAAGTTGATTGAATTATACAAACATTTGTTTGATAATAAGGAAGTGGAAGGATTACATAATTCCATGATGGATGTATTGGTATGCTTGCAATGTTATTTGAAAATGGTTCACGATTATGTGGATACCAATCTTGGTGTTTGATAATTACGTATACAACGTGATTATGTAGTTATCAAATGAGGAAAATCTGTATATTATGTATATTTTTTATACTTACGCGTTTTGTTCTTGAGCGATTTCTTCTTGTGTTGTCTGGTTGCTTTCTTCTTGTGTTGTCTGGTTGCTTTCTTCTTATTTTTTCTTCCTCCCTTTTTTTGCAAAGGACAAGTAGACATCTCCTTCTTCAAATATTCGAAGAATGTGGATTTGTTCATAGATTCGTAGTGCTCTACACTATCCTTGTCTCCGTCTCCGTCTCCGCCCTCCATTGCTACTGGAGCAAATTCGCCTACAGGACAAAACCCACGGCAAGCAAATATTTTTATTTCAACGTTTTCAAATGAAATCTCGTTTTCGTTACAATAGACATATATGATTTGCATCAATTTGTCCAAATGAACTACCTTCTCGTTGTCATTACCAAATAACTCTACGTTTTCTTTGATGCGTCGTTTCATGTTACAATCATACAACCCGATGAAATTTTTCCTACTCTCCGGATCATCTTTTTTGAAACCGTGAAAAATCATCGGTATAGTAGAGACAGTCTGGTCTGAGGGTTCGTCTTTGTAATTTGAAACAACTGTATCATAACACACGTCGTAAATCGCACTCGTTTCATCAACTTGCGACATTAATGATACACCTGCGCCCAATTTCGCATAATATTGCATATTTTTAAATGGAAATAAATATTGTTTGTAATGTTGATTAATATCAAATTCCGGTTCAAAAACCTTAGTAGGGTCTAAATCAACCGCACCATGAGCAATCAGTGAAATCCGGTAGGAACCAATCGGCATTAATTCATATTCAACTGTATCGTCGCCGTTGATAAAAGACAATTTCATCGCTTGTTTATTACGACACATGTAAATATCTTTCTCACCTTGCATCTTGACTCCGACTGGACGTCCGACTCTACCTGAAAAGACATCTTCAACTTTTTGAAATTGATTTTTAGTATAACAATTCATCGCTGCTTTGTTCTCACTGTCCACAAATAGAAACAACGGCTTTTCTGCATATTCACTGTTCGAAAATATATTCAACATATGAGTGCAAATACCCTTTTTATTGATTTTATGACTTTTGCACACATTGTAAATAAAATAACTATCTGTTGGCTCCCACGCGGCATTCGGGTTCTGTTTTGTTTTCACTATCTCACCTGCCTTTTCTTTTTCAATACTCATAAATGAATAAGGATAGAGCATTTCATCTTCAGATGCAGAACTGTTCAGACCGATGATTAAATATTGCAAATAGTGCAAACAACTTTTGTATGAAAACAAACCATAGTGGGTCAATTCAGTTTTATCAAAAATTGCTTCTGTATCCATTTCTGGGAAACAGGTAGACAATTGCTCGGTCAACACTGCCTGAAAATCAACTTGATACAATTTAGTTTGGAATCCGGTAAATATATCATCTATGCTGGTCACCTCAGGTATGTTCAATTTATCTGTATTCAGTTTTAGTATAGCAGGTTCCTGGCTCAACTTCTCAATCAATTTATCAACTAATGCGTTTGTATCCTTGTCGCCTTCGTTCAATACAAATTGTTCAGATTCATTTTTGTGTAAAGAAAATAACATATATGTGTCGCTGTCTGTTTCTTTCATCAATAATGATTGGCGTTGCATCAATTCACTCATATTAAGTATATAATCGTATATACTAAATATATATATTTTGTTTTTTATGCGGAACACATTTCACATATCTCTTCTTCCACGTCTTCAACTGGATTCACGATTTGTGCCTTTTCGGGCTCAATTGTGAATTGTTGTGCCTGATGTCTAGCGCGACGACGCAGATAATAAATGCCCGTCTTCAATCCCTTTGACCAAGAGTAAAAATGCATAGACGTCAAATTGGAATAATTCGGGTCTTCCAACCACAAATTCAAGCTCTGGCTCTGGCAAATATAAGCACCTCGGTCTGCAGCCATATCAATCAAATGACGCATAGGCATCTCCCAAACGGTCTTGTATTTGTTACGAATTTCTTCGGGAATCTCTTCCAGATGTTGAATAGACCCTTTGTTTGCGACAATGTTGTTCTTCAGCTGTTCGTTCCATAGTTCCAGTTTGATTAAATCGTTCATTAGATATTTGTTCGCCAACACGAACTCCCCGGCGATCGTGCGACGACTATAAATATTGCTAGTAATAGGTTCAATGCATTCATTGTATCCCAGAATCTGAGAAGTAGATGCGGTAGGCATAGGAGCCATCAACAGCGAGTTACGAGTTCCATATTTCATAATGCTTTCTTTCAGAAGTTCCCAATCATATCTGTTGCTGGGGGTAACCTTCCACATATCAAATTGGAAAATTCCCTGTGACATGGGCGAACCAACGAAACTGGAATAACTTCCGACGGTAGTTCCGCGTTCACCCATAATGTCAAGTAGTGGCTGCTCATAATCGTTAAATAATTCCTTCACCGATTCATCTGGACTGTCCTGATTGTAACATTTGTCGTTTACATCATTGTATCTGGCAATAGCAATGTCATTTGACTGTTCAAGAGCAGCGTGATACATGGTTTCAAAAATATCCTTATTGAGAGCACTCGCTCCTTCACTATGAAAGCACAAATTCATCTTGAAAAACGTGTCGGCTAGTCCCTGAACACCAATTCCAATAGGACGATGGCGCATGTTGCTTCTACGTGTCTTATCAGTAGGATAAAAGTTGACGTCAATGATGCGATTCAAGTTGTAAGTGACTGTTTTGGTGACTTCATGTAGTTTTTCAAAATCAAATGATACGTTGTCGTTGGAATCGGTCTTCACAAACGCGGGCAGAGCAATACTTGCCAAATTACACACCGCGGTTTCTTCTGCGTTGGAATATTCAGTGATTTCGCAGCACAAATTGGAGGATTTGATGGTTCCTAAATTCGCTTGGTTACTCTTTTTGTTTACCGAATCTTTGTATAACAAATAAGGCGTTCCTGTTTCCATTTGCGCATCCAATACCTGAAACCACAAGTCTCGCGCTTTCATCGTTTTACGTCCCTTGCCTTCACTTTCGTATTTCTCATAAAGCGATTTAAAGTCCTCGCCAAACACATCCGATAATCCAGGGCATTCGTCTGGACACATAAGCGTCCAGTCTCCTCCGGCCTTTACACGCTCCATAAACAAATCAGGTGTCCAGAGAGCATAAAAAAGGTCGCGAGCACGCAGGTCTTCCTCGCCGTGGTTCTTTCTCATTTCCAAAAATATCTCAATGTCAGCATGCCATGGCTCCAAATACATGGCAAAACTTCCGTTGCGCTTTCCGCCTCCCTGATCTACGTATTTTGCGGTATGATTAAAAACGCGAAGCATAGGAACAATTCCATTCGAAGAACCATTTGTTCCGCGAATATGGCTTCCAGATGCGCGAATGTTGTGAATATGTAGACCGATTCCGCCCGCCCATTTGGAAATCAGGGCACAGTCTTTCAGCGTATTATAAATGCCGTCAATGCTATCATTCTCCATTGCGATCAAGTAGCAAGAAGACAACTGAGGATGCGGCGTTCCTGCGTTAAACAACGTAGGAGTCGCATGGGTAAAATACTTATTGGACATATAATCATACGTTTCCTTCACTTTTTCTATGTTGTTTCCATGAATACCGATACTCACGCGCATCCACATATGTTGGGTCCGTTCAACAATCTTGCCGTTCAATTTCATTAAATACGCACGTTCTAGTGTTTTGAATCCAAAATAATCTATCAAATAGTCGCGATTATAGTCAATCATGCTTTCTATCAGGTCGTCATGTTCGCAAACAACGTCGTATATATCTTTTGAAACCAATGGCGAGCCAACACCATGCTTGTCTGTAAACGTATACAACTGTTTCATTACTTCAGTAAAAGAATTGCTGGTGTTCTTGTGATGGTTTGATACAACAATGCGTCCTGCCAGAACGTTGTAGTCTGGATGAATGGTAGACATTGATGCGCACTGTTCGGCTGAGAGTTCATCTATTTTTGTAGTAGAAATATTGTTGTAAATCTGGTCAATCACCTTCATCACGAGAGATGTATAGTTAATTTTTATATTTGCTTCGTTTCCGAGAGTGCGGATTCGTTTTAGAATCTTATCAAAGGCAATGATTTCTTTGCTACCGTCGCGCTTAGTGACTAACATCTCGTCTTCTTCCATATTAGGTGTAGTATCGTGAGTAATATCCGACATTCGGTGAATATTCTATGAATATACTATATATAAAAAACATGTATCTATATGCTTTTTATATATCAATAGGCTTACTTGTCAAAGTTTTCAATATTTTCTAATTTAACTAAACATACGCGTTTTGTGGGTTCTCCGTTTTCGTTTAGAGGCCGGCTTTCTCCGGTTTCGGTATCTACTACGAAACTAGGTGAACGTTTCTTTGGTGCGCGATGTTCATAACCTTCCACTCGCTCTTTTGTAATCGTATCCCATACATATTTGATTTTGGGCAGCGCCGCTTCATACCATTGCTTATTACGTTCAATAATTACACAAGAATATTCGTCCAAATACCAGTATATGATTCCAGTCAAGGCGTGTCCGTCCTGGGATTGCATTTTCTTTTGTTCATTGATCCACTCCTGGATAGACTCTCTATCTAGAGCTTGAGACAATGGCATATATACATAAATCGGGAATCCATCCATCATTTGGACATTCATGAATTGGAGCATCACTCCTTTGTATTCATGCGAGTCGTCTTGAAAGAATGCGTTGTCGCTTTCATATTCCTTAAATCGGGTTTCCACAAAATCACATTTATCAAGTTCACATACTTCCATCTGCAACTGTGTTTGAATCCAATATTCTTTCTTGGGAATACCGGTTATTTCACGGTTTACAATATTTTTTATCTCCACCATGTGACCAAAACGGGAATTTGTGTGGTCTACATTGATGCCATCTGGCGATGCGCCAATAAATTTGTAATCTCTATGCTCGAGGCAGCCAAATTCACCCACCTTCGTTTGATACATGTCTTCGTATATCATCATTGTTACCGACTCGTATTTTATTCCCCATTGCAGCGAATTTGACATACTCACATACGAATAGTCCTGGATCATTTCTTTGATAGGCTTGCATTTTTCATATATTAAACTGTTTACTTGTGCTTGTGTTCCAAATGCCTTCCATATGTTGGAAGCACTCAGTAAATTGTGACGGAATTCATACCACTCTACTGTTTTTTGTGAAGGTTGCTTTTGATTTTGAAGACCTGTGATTTTTCTGAGTAATTGTAACTTGTCGTCATAAGACAACTCTTCTATTTTATATACGTTATATGAATCCACGTAATTGGGAATTTTCATATAATCACCGTAATTTTCGTATGTTTGTTCAACCAATTCACGCACATCGTCGTGGTCATCATCGTCGCATATATTCCCTTCTTTCCATGTATCTACCATCAGATCAGTCAATTCTGAACATGTATCTGCAGCAAACGTGGAAGACATCATATCAAATGAATTGTCCCTGATATAATCATCCAAGCATTCGCATATAGTTGTCGTCAATTCGGTTTGTTCGTCGCTTGAAAATCGGTCAAACCAATTCTCTGCGATTGTTTCCGTATCTTCATTGGATGTCTCGCTCTCAAACCAGTTTTCAATATTTTCGTTGAATTGAATGTTTATCTTTTCGGGATTGTTATCTGAACTCATTTTTACAATATGATAGATACTTCCTATTATATTGTTTATGTTCATATATTGTTTTCTTAATCAATTTTTACTTTTTCGTCTTGTCTCTTTTTAGACGGTAGGGATTTTAAAGTAGAAACATGCTTGGGGTCCATATTACGCAATGTAAAATTTTTCGTGGTTTGGTTGAAGAACAACCCGGGGACCGATATAAGTTCTTGGGTTTCCACGTTGAAATGTACATCCTTTATCTTATTTAGCTTACCCTTTTCTAGTGTTTTCAGAAAAAATAGTTTTAACATTTTCAAATCATTCGCACTATATTTATTCTCTGAAGCGTAGTTTTCGGCGTATTGGTATAACTTGTTCTTCTTTGTAATCTTATCCAGTTTGTTCCATGTTCTTGGTGGTTTTATATCTTCGGTAATCGGCAAGGAATTGTTAGAAATATCGTTTTGTAGAGACATTGTTCTTGAGTCCTCTTCTATATTATATGTGCTAGTATGTTTATCTACTTTTATTAATATAACTTCTTTCTTTATGGACTATCAAATAAAATGTATTGTCCTACCCGATGGAGACAAGAAGACAACGAATACAAATAAAAATATTGAGAACAAAGTAAAAGACAAACGAAAGGTTACTCACCAGAAACAGTGGGATTTTGACGAAAGTGAGTTGTTACCTGATAAACAGTTCACATATATAGAACAAATCTACCGCCAAAATTATGATAGTGTTGGTTCTCGTATGCAGCATATCTATAATGTTATTGAACGCCAGATTAAAACCAAGATACAAGGTTATTATCAACAAGACTTGAAAAAAAAACTCTATGATAAGGACAAATTCATTACTTTACCGAAGGTAATTGATTTGCTTTATTCCTGTAAGAACACTTGTTATTATTGTAGACAAAACGTTTTTATCTTATATGAGTATGTCCGTGATAACAAACAGTGGTCGGTTGAACGCCGAAATAATGATTATGGTCACAATTGCGATAATGTAGAAATAGCATGTTTACACTGTAACATATCTAGAAAAACAATGAATGAAGAACGTTATTTGTTTACGAAACAATTAAATATAATTAAACAAAGTTAAATAAACAATTGGGGGAATATTATGTAATGAATCCGCATCATAAAATATACGAAAAATTAGATTATTTTCAGAAAAGTAAAAAAATACCTCATATTATTTTTCATGGTGGTTGCGGCACAGGAAAAAAGACCATTTTAAATAATTTTATTCGCAATATTTACGACCACGATAAGACCAAAATCCGCAAGAACGTGTTGTATGTGAATTGTGCTCACGGAAAGGGCATCAAGTTTATAAGAGAGGACTTGAAGTTTTTCGCCAAGACCAATATTCAATTGAATCAAAATATTTATTTTAAATCCATTGTTTTATTCAATGCTGAATTTTTAACAAATGACGCACAATCCGCGTTGCGCCGATGTATTGAGCTATTCAGTCATAACACCCGATTTTTCGTGGTTGTAGAGAATAAGCAGAGATTAATGATCCCCATCTTGTCTCGCTTCTGTGAAATATACGTTCCCGAAACCCTTGACGTTGACGAAAATATTCAAAATTTACATCAAGTGCGAATCCAACATCACCCTGTCCAAACAGAAAATATTCATTCTGATTGGTTTAATGACCAAATGCGGCATGTATTTGACCACGAATATCAACATATTCATTTTGTCAATCTTGTGACTGAAATATACGAAAAGGGGTTTTCTAGTTTGGATGTCATGAGATGGTTGGAGAAACAATCTCCTTTAGATAAGGAAGTTTTAGCATCAACTCATATTTGTTTTCACAAAATTAAATCAGAATATCGATCCGAAAAAATGTTGATGTTTTATTTATTTGATTATATATTCTTGCGTTCGGATAAAGATATAAAAAGTATTAGTTCAATATAATAATGGACGACTTTGTTATCTCTAATTTGAACGAGTCGCGGAATGAGTGGTGTAGCAGACTGGTTAGTATATTTACTCCCTTAATTGTGGATGGAACACGCTCTATTTTTGGAGAGGCATGGAAAATTTGCATTCAGAACGATGAAGCAAATAAGTATCTGATGACGTTTCAGAATCTACTTTCTCGTGTTCCCAAATGGAACAATGAAATCATTGAAACCGAGCGTGTACGCATCATTGAAAAGAGCGGTTGTGATTATTTAGAAGATTTGATTACCTGTGTTCATATTATCCAGCTCAAGATACTCACATGTATTCGTGTTGGCAACAAACAAAAGAAGATAGACATTACTATTCCCAAGTTAGATAACTTCGTTCATAAGGTATATATTGCGGTTGCACGCAAGTTGTATTCCAATATATATCTATTTGAAAAGAATATCGCACCTCTTCAGTTACAAAAGAACAATAGAGAGTTAGAAATGATTGTTCAAGAATGCATCCTAACAGTCATTCGCGAGAGTATTCCCACGGAGGAAATTATTCGTGCTTACATGGACGAGAGTATTGAACATGAGGAAGAAGTCATTGTAGAAACAATTGATTCTCCAGAAGAGCCACCGGTTGAAACCAATGAGTCATCTGCCATTACTGATGAAATGGTTGAGAAGGCCGAAGCGCCGATACCCGAACCTGAAGAAGAGCCCCCTGTCATGACACAGACAATTCAAGACGTAAACCCTGATGAAAATGTGGTGACTACTCTTTCCTTTAATGACATTGACTCTGTTTTAGACGAAACGAACCATGTTCAGGATATTGATGCGCCCAAGTCTATTGAAAAGCTAGAAGAGCTCAGCACTTCCCGAGCAATGGAGAGTATGTATGACATGGACGATGACTATGATGAGAAACTTAAGATTGATACAAATAATTTGACTCTCACCGATTTTGATGTTTTAGACGAACAGGCTACCGCGAAGTTAGACTCTTCCAAAATCGTATTGAATGACGTAGAAGAATTGTATTAAGTGCGTTTTGATGTATAATTAATTATGAAGTAAATAATTATATCCACCATGGAAAAATTGTTAGTTCTTTCTGTCGTTATTTCTGTTTTGTACATCTTTGCCAAGATTGTAGAGATGAAGTATGTGGAGAAGCAGATGAAACCGTTTAAATTCGTATTGCGCGATTCAGTTGTAGTGTTCTTGTCCAGTTTTGTTGGATTGTTCTTTGGGTTTATGTTACAAGGTAATGTAACTGACTTTATGAATGTCATGACGAATACAAAATCTTTTACTCCTAACGACACGCAGGTGTTTACAGGTGAACCCGAGTTTTAAGGCATTGTTCTTTTGAAAATTTATATAAACATATCTTGTTTCTATATATTATACGTTATGAGTATTACTACACGTAGTCACTCTTGGAATAAGGAGTATTCGGATATATTGGACGAATTGTCAAATGTAATGACTAAAAAAGGAGACTCAATGAAAGCCCGCGCATATGGTCGCGCTCGGGACACCATACAAAGTATTCCTCAGGATATTCAACAAATTGAACAGTTGCAAAGCACTCCCACGATTGGTGCTTCCATTTATGATAAACTAGAAGAATATACGAAAACGGGTAAGGTTGACTTATTAGAACAATACAAGAACGACCCAGTGATATTGTTTACAAACATATATGGGGTTGGTCCAAAAAAAGCAGATGAATTGGTCAATATGCACCATATACGCTCTATTGAGGCATTGCGAAAGAAGCAGGATAAAGTATTGAACAATATTCAACGCATCGGTTTATTTTATTATGAAGATATTCTGGAACGTATTCCACGCAATGAAATATCAAAATATGAATGTGAATTTATGAAGACTTTTAAAAAAGAATCACCACAAACCAATACGTATTATGAAATTGTAGGTAGTTATCGCAGAGGAGCGGTGAATTCGGGAGATATTGATGTGATTATTACGTCCGATGACCACTCTGTTTTTCAGCGGATTATCGATACATTGATTTCTAAGAAAATGATTATAGAAGTATTATCTCGCGGAGATACGAAGTGTTTAGTTATTGCCAAGTTGACTCCCCGGTCCAAGGCAAGAAGAGTAGACTTCATGTTTACTTCCAAAGCAGAATATCCCTTTGCTATCTTATATTTTACTGGAAGCAAGAGTTTTAATACAGCAATGCGTGGTCATTCTTTGAAGCTTGGATTATCTATGAACGAACACGGATTTACAAAGAAAGATACACAGCAAAAAATAGTATATGAAAATATAATTACCGAAAAGGACATATTTGATAAACTACAATTGCTGTATGTCCCGCCAGATAAGCGAATTGATAGTAGGTCTCTTATTGAAAACATCGCAAAAGATAACGCGACTGCGTTTACGATGGATAAAAGTATTATCAATTATATTAAGGATTTTAAACAAAATGGGTTGTCGGTTTTGAAGAAACTCAATGAAGAAACAATCATGGAGATTGTGTCCCAAGCAAATCATGCGTATTACAATTCAAACAATCCGTTATTGTCCGATAACGAATTTGATATTGTCAAAGAATACGCAGAAACAAAATATGAAAAAAACGAAGTCTTACAACAAATTGGCGCTCCTGTTGGTAGAAACAAGGTTGACCTTCCGTTCAATATGCCTTCTATGGACAAAATCAAACCAGATACAAATATTCTTGACAAATGGAAAAAGAAATATGGCGGTCCGTATCTTTTGTCTTGTAAATTAGATGGAGTAAGCGGATTGTATACTACACAGGGAAGCACTCCTAAGTTGTATACCCGAGGTGATGGTAAAGTCGGCCAAGACATCTCTCATTTGATTCCTTATTTGAAATTGCCCAAGGTCACCAATATCGCGGTTCGTGGTGAATTTATTATAAAAAAACAGACATTTGACCAGAAATATAAACATTCTTTCGCGAATCCTCGCAATATGGTATCCGGTATTATCAATAGCAAACAAGTAGACAAAAAAATTCACGATTTGGATTTTGTTGCGTATGAAATGATTGTTCCCTCCTTGAAACCCAGTTCCCAAATGAAAAAATTACAAGAACTATCATTTCAGGTTGTGCAACATACTTCTCAAAAAGATATCACCAATGAATATTTATCGTCTATCTTGGTTGATTGGAGAACGAATCATATATATGAGATTGACGGAATCATTGTAGGCGATGACCACATCTATCCTCGCACAAACAAAAACCCGGAACACGCATTTGCATTCAAAATGGTTATTTCCGACCAGGTTGCGGAAGCCAAAGTCGTAGACGTGGAATGGAATGTGAGTAAAACTGGTTATTTAAAACCACGCGTAGAAATAGAACCTATCAAATTGGGCGGCGTGACTATTAAACATGCGACTGGATTCAATGGTAATTTCATTGAATCAAATAAAATAGGAGTAGGCGCGGTCATTGAACTTATACGCAGTGGCGATGTGATTCCATATATCAAATCCGTTATTGCTCCGGCCGAAACTGCGAAGATGCCGAACGTACCCTATACATGGAATACTACCCACATTGATATCATGATTGATAATTTTGATACAAACGAAACACTGATCGAAAAACGAATCACAAATTTTTTTACAACGCTTGAAGTGGAAAGTTTGTCCAGTGGAAATGTAAAACGCATTATGAGTAGTGGATACAACAGTATTCCAAAGATATTGCGTATGACAAAGCAGGATTTCAATAAAGTAGACGGTTTTAAAGATAAAATGGCAGAAAAGGTATACAATAGCATTCAGAACAAGGTGCGTAATGCGAATATCGTAACGATTGCGGTTGCGTCCAATGTGCTTGGAAGAGGATTGGGTGAGAAAAAAATCGCACCCATTATGCAGACATTCCCTGATATATTCACGTCTTCGCATTCTAAACAAGAAAAAATGGCCCGTCTACAAACCATTAATGGAATTGGGAAAGAAAATGCGACTAGTTTTGTAAACAATATGGATACATTCTTACAGTTCCTGAAAGATACGAAACTGGAATACAAACTAAGTGAGAAACCCGTGACAGAACGAGTGTCTGCCCGCCAGATAGATAAAAGTCATCCTCTGTATAATCAAAAAATAGTTATGACTAAGGTGAGAGACGCTAGTATTATCGATGCTCTCAAAAATAACGGTGGTGAGTTGGTGGACAATGTAAAGAAAGGCATTTTAGCAGTGGTTACCAAGAATACACAAGAAGTATCAAACAAAATAATCAAAGCAAAAGAGATGAACATACCGATTATGACGGTAGATGAATTCAAACAAGCTTATATGAAGTAAATGGTCATAGATTCTATAGTAACTTGTATATTTTACTATAGAACTTTCTTATCTTTTTTGAAAAGGGGTCGTCCTTTTCGGTAATAGATGTCTATCTGTTTTTGACGCCATATTTCTTGTTTTCTGATTGCTAATGATATTTGACGGTCTCTTTTCAGATATTGATACATGTAATATTCATTCATACCTTATTATTAGGAAACCCTTTTATACTTTTACGTATGAAATATATATGAAACCCTTTATCCGTGGTATAACATCGCATCTATGTCGACTACATCGCAAGATGTATCCGGTTTCTCGCATGCAAACTGTTTAAAATAGTCTAATTTTAATTGTTCAGCAGGAGTATGTTTGTGGACGGTTCGCGCAATCATCTTGTATAGTTTAAAATTGGGATATCGGTCATCTCCATTTTTCTTATATAATACATTCTTACCATTGTCGTCCGTACACCATCTAACGATTGTTTTTTGTAATTCGTTATACTTGGTTTCATCCTCGCCTCGCATAATAAAATCATAGATAGAACACCCCAATCTACATAAGTCAAAACTCATATTCGGTTCTATGCGCGGTTTATCTTCTGTCATATATGGCTCACAATTATATTGCGAAGACGCATCGCCACTTGGTGCGAAACTATCGCTACAAAAAGCTTTTCCGTCATATTTGTATATACTTCGGCCAAAGTCAATTAGTTTGAACAACTTGCCGTGTGTAGGAACCTTGTAGTGTTGACCTAGATATTTATAGACCAGATGTGTTTGTTCGGTTTCGTTATACATAATGTTGTTTGTATGTAAATCGTTGTGTGTAAAATGAAATACCTTTTGATAACATAGCAAGACCATCACTATCTGAAACAGAATACTTGCGCCGTTTTCAACATTTACTTGCTCGGATTCAAACAATTTGTCTAGTGTGCATTCACACTTCTCCAAACATATGATCTGCACAGGGTAATCATATATAATCGCATGCGCCTCGTTATCCGTAGACGACGAAGAATTATCGCTTTCATCTTCAGTTTCCCATTCCTCCGAATCGTTATCTTCGTTGTTTTCGCTTTCCCCGCTGCTATAATTCAATGAACTGTTGGATGAACTAGTAGTAGAACTACTTTCGGATGACTGGTCCGTCTTCTCTATTACATTGTTGTTCTCATATATGAGTTCACTACTATCGCTTGAAGTAACATCGGCCACCGCATCCGTGTCTACATTATCTAGTGAATAGGTAGTCACGTTATGCTTGATTGTTTTAGTAATTTGTAATGGTTCTTTGTTCTTACAAGTTCCATTGTATCTTTCACAGTCGCTGTTCGTGATTACAAATAATCTATTTAGGTTCTCATTGAAATATGGAGCCCCACTCAGGTATTCAAGATCGTCTTCTACGTTGATCTTGTAATATTTCTGAATGGCTAAATAACTTCCGTAATAGTCAATCCCATGTGGAAAGTGATAGTGTTGGCCCAACCTGCTCGTCAAATAATAGAAAAACCCATCGGTATATGCCGAGTTATTGACATCTTCCAGTTTTGAGATGGGATGTTTTCTTATGACAGACGGTAATGTATGTTTTGTGTCGCCATAATTATCGTACTTTCCTATCATATACCTCAAGGGATCCAACAACGGAGAATATTTCACGAAAAAGTCTTTCTTTATGAGCGTCTTATCCTGGCAGTCATACACGTCTCGTCCAGTTACAAGATGATACCGATGATTTAGGGACATGCTATTATGCATGTTGCTACTCATATCAAAAAACCTTTGGTAGATTGGAATATATTCTTGTATGTTCTCCAATAGATGTTGTGGATGTTCTATTTCATCTTTGTGAAAGCTTGGTGTATTGAAGCTCGCAAAATTCTTACTCATGTCTTCAACTACATGTATTGAGAACCTAGACATATGTGTACAATTTTTATTTATAAGAGCTGAATATATTTATATTTATTAACACAAACTAATAATATTTCTGCTAACTAATAATAATTCCGTTAAAACATACTTAATAATATGTTTATATTTAGTATTACACTTTACATATATGGCATTGGAACTACGAAAATTCAATATGCGCGAAATTACATTTAAACCGAACGAGAACAAGGGACCGGTTATTGTGATGATTGGTCGTCGTGATACAGGTAAGTCGTTCTTAGTAAGAGATTTGTTGTATTATCATCAAGACATTCCGATTGGAACAGTGATATCAGGAACAGAGGCAGGTAACGGATTCTATTCCGAACACGTCCCTAAACTGTTTATCCACGAAGAGTATAATACTGTTTTGATTGAAAATGTTCTTAGAAGACAAAAAACTGTGCTAAAGCAAATGAATAAGGAAATCGCGACTTACAAGCGGTCCACCATTGACCCCCGAGCGTTTGTGATTCTAGATGATTGTTTATACGATGCGTCTTGGTCAAGAGACAAAATGATGCGTCTACTCTTCATGAATGGACGTCACTGGAAAATTATGCTCATCATCACCATGCAGTATCCTCTCGGTATTCCACCTAACTTGAGAACGAACATAGATTACGTGTTTCTTCTAAGAGAACCTTATTTAACTAACAGAAAACGTATTTGGGAGAATTATGCAAGTATGTTCCCTACACTCGAATCTTTCTGCACTGTAATGGACCAAACAACTGAAAATTACGAATGTCTAGTCATCAATAACAACTCAAAATCAAACAAGTTGAATGACCAAATTTTCTGGTATAAAGCCGAAGACCATCCGAAATTCAGATTAGGTTCAAAAGAATTCTGGGACATATCAAAAAATATGGGTTCGGATGATGAGGAAGAGTATGACCCCAATAAGAACAAGAAAAAGAGTGCGGTATCTATTAATGTTAAGAAGACAAAATGGTAACATACATATTCATTTTTATTCGCTGATATCGTTTAAGAGGTCTATATCACCTAATCTATCCAAAATATAATCTATTTCTTCGGCATCATCTATAAAACTTGCCAATTCACCTTCATCTAAGTCAGTATTTGGTCCTGGTCCACCGTTCGCCTCATCATCCGTGACACTCATTACTTCCCCTTCTTCCCTTTCTTCCCCTTCTGTGATGCGTCTTTGACGAATAGGAGGTATAATAGTCACATCTTCCTCTGATTCATCATCTGAATCGGTGTCTGACTCTGTTTCATTCAATTCACTATTTCTATAATGACTACTGTATTGAATATGTCCAACCATCCTCCCACTTGTCGTCGTTACAGGCGGTTCGTGATTGTCGTTCACATGAAGGTCATTTGCTACAAAGGACGTGCTCAAATGTGTAGTTTTGTATTCTTGATTATCAAATTTCGTATATGTAGTCGGATGGTCTAGAAGGAATTTCGTAGTAAAACTGATCTTATTATCCAAGCCAACATGTGAACGAACAAACTGTTTACGACCAAATGTCGGGTTGTGCTCCATCAGATGAAACAATTTGTGACGTAGTTCATAAAACGCATGCTGGCTCTCGTATTTATTCAGCGAGTATCTATATGTAAAATACAACTTCAAATACGATTTCATTACTTTTACTATACAACAATTGCAACAATCTTTGGATATATCAAACCTGATGCGATCGCTGGTATACAGTTTCACGTAATCTAACATATCAAGTATATCGCTATATAATTCATCTACTTCCGTATTTTTCAAATAATCATGAATCCCCTTGTCGCGAATGACCGATTGGTTCTGTTCATAAAATGTTTTTAGGTTAAATTCACACAAGAAATAGTTATAAAATACCATAGGCAATTTTGATAAATACATATTGTCCACTATTCCAAAATACAGAGTATACAAGTTTGCTTTTGAAAAGGGCAAGTTATTAAAAGGATTTTTGACAGGATTTGGATTCGCAAACATCCATTCAGTATTACATATGGAGTTTTCAACGATGCGATTGATTTCGCTTTTACGAAATAGGAATACAGAACCGAAATGATACAGCTTAATCACGTTCCGTTCCTTTTCATGAATGTCATTCATCAACATATCCGTTGTATTCCCAACCACCGCCTTCTTATATTTATGCACAAATGCTAACCGACGACAGGCCATATACACCTGCTGGCTTGCTGTAAACAACTTACTATATTCCTCTTTTTGTTCATTTGATACAAAGCAATTATTCTGAATCCGATGTAGGTTCTGGTATTTGGATTGTTTTGTATCATATGTTCGGATAAATATATCCATTAAATCCGAATGTTGAAAAGATGCACACATATCAGTCTGTAGGAGGTGATTCATTATATACATAAATACATTCTCGTTCAATACGGCAGGTCTATGGGTGGTATCTACACATTTATTACTATTCCAATCCGAGTTGATCATCATGCTTGCTGCACCAAACATGTTTTATCGTTGTTATATTTTCGTTTGTCTGTGTATTTAGAGCAAACATTATTTCAATTTTATATATAGAGTGAGAAGTTACAAAGTGCATGTTTTTTTACAAAACAAAAAAGTTTTTCAGATTTGCACTTTTGGACATTTTTAAAAATGTCCAATTTTCATTTTCTCAGAAAAGTTTTTTCTTGCAAAAACACACATATTTGGTTCAAAGCATAATGCAGTAAATAGTGTTTTGTGTTTGTTGTTTTGGCTGCATACTTTTTTTTTATAATTGTTTGACAAAAGTATTTAGGTGTAAAAATGGTTTCCATGTATAGTGTAAATGGAAATAAAAAAGCGCCAAAAAAACGCCGAAGATTTTTACTGTAATAAATGTCTATTCAAATGCAGCAAGAAGAGTGATTGGTCCCGACATTTATCCACTCGTAAGCATAACAAGGAAACTTTTGGAAACGATTTTTACGCCTGTGAAAACTGCGAAAAAACCTTCAATACCAAGTCAGGACATTGGAAACACCAACAAAAATGCTCAATTACAGATATAACTGATACAAAAGGCAAATCAGAAAATGCGATTCCAGACACAAACGTATTTATTGATATCTTGAAACAAAATCAAGAGTTTAAAGAACTCATGATGGAACAATCCAAACAAATACAAGGCATGCAAATAGAAATCCAAGAACAACAACACGAAAACAACGAATTACATAAACAACTTATCCATGCTGTAAAATATACAGGCAACACAATTCAAAACCAGACTATCAATAATAACCAAAAATTCAACTTGAATTTCTTTTTAAACGAACAATGTAAGAATGCGATCAACATGTCTGAGTTTCTTGAGAACATGGAACTGAATATGGAAGACCTTACCGAAACAAGTCGGTTGGGATATGTGGGAGGCATTTCGCGCATACTGGTCAACAAACTTCAAGAATTGGACATCTGTAAGCGACCTCTTCATTGTACCGATATGAAACGAGAAACTCTGTATATCCGCGAAAATGACGAATGGTCAAAAGAAAACAACTCCAAAGAGAAACTTACTGAAATCGTGGAAAAAGTCTCTAACAAAAACTGTCGGAATATCAAACAATGGACAGAGGAACATCCAGAATACAATACGTTTGACTCGCCTGAAAACATGGAATATATGAAACTCACTCAAGCAGTATTAGGAGGTCTTGGTGAACAAGAATCCCGCCAATTCCGTGATAAAATACTTAGGAGTGTTATCAAAGAAGTCATGGTAAACAAAATGTGAATTGTTTTGTAAATAAATATGGTTTACAAAACAATAATTAAATGATAATCGCAGTAGGTTTAATCCGCATTGTCCTCATCCACGTCCTCCACCACCATCTCAATGTTGCCGTTCTTGGCCTCCTCCTTCTTGGACTCGACAAACAGCTCATTGCGCAACTGAGTAGACTCAGCGTCTGAGACCTCGCGAGAATCAAAATCAACGGTCTCGGTAACTCCAGATAGATTACCCTCCCCGTCAATTGTCTGGGTCAACTGATTGCCACTGACCTTGGCCTTCTCAATATTTTCCATGATGGCCTTCTTCTTCGTCTCGCGCACGCGCTCCTCGAACTCCTTCTTGGCCATCTCCTCGTTCTTCATCTTCTCCTTATGAAGAGCATTCAACTCCTCCTCCATGTGCTCCACGCGCCCAGTCTTATATGCATCCGGGTCCCAGGGAATCCACACACCAACGGGTCCAACATAAATATCGTGGTTAGGGTCCTGCTCACGAAGCTTCTTACAGCGCTCCTCTGCTTCGTCCTGACTAGGATACACGCCACGAATCTTTAATCCGCGCACGGATGTCTGGAAAGCATGCTCGCGATTAAATTTCTCATTCACCTTATCCTCCTGCTTATCTAAAAAGTTTTTGTAATCGTCCTCAATGCCACTCTTCTTCAACTTCTCACTCTCTTCCTTTACAAACTCATTAAAGTCATCAATCAGCCCCTCTACCTTCAGATTATACTTATATGCGATAAAATGAACAAATTCAAAATAACGCTCCATAGATTTAGAAAACTCCCAATTCTTCACGAACTGGTCAAACAAATATACCTCGCGTTTCTTCAAAATCTTCTCGGGGGAAACAAAAGACATACAGGCAAATTTCTGACCCGCGATTGACTGGTCTTCATCACACAAATCAATATATTTAGGATTATTGGTCCCGTCGTCTAGAAGTTTCTTCTCGTGACTCATCTTCTATTATACTTATTTATAAATGTGAAGTATTTAAGTATTTTTTCGCTTAGTTGTTTTCACAATATTTAGAAAGTTATAAATATTTTTATATTGTATTATATTATAATACAATGTTCGATCTTACTGAGCTGGTCAAACGCGCTATCAAATATCTTATCGAGGGTCTTGTTGTTGCCCTTGCTGCCTTCGCAATCCCCAAGAAGCAGCCTAATGTGGAGGAAATCATTGTGATTGCCCTCACCGCTGCTGCTACTTTCGCAATCCTGGATGTGTTCATCCCTTCCATGGGTGAGTCCGCTCGCGGTGGAGCCGGTTTCGGTCTGGGCGCCAATCTGATTGGTGGTCTGAGACTCGCCGCATAAGTCCCATCCTAATATCCTAACATAAAAAATAGAAATGTCTACTTTTTATGATGTTACAGTTATACAAAACTTAAAATATGATGACGAACATCATTTACTACCTTATCATTCGCAATACGATATATGCATTTATCTACATTTTCGTACCATTCGCGCATATCACTTAATACACTGGTAATCAACTCATTTAATGCTTTACATAACGTCAAATATTCGGGGTCAACATTTGTCTTATTCATTTCCTGGATTGTTTCGTCCAATAATACCCTACTATGTCTCATCATTACATCATACAACGTATTTCCTGATTTGGTGTAACTAAGTATAAATGAATAACTATTTGCAAGTGTTTTATACACTTCTGTAATCATTTTTACGCGGTGGTTACGGATATATCTATCAAAATCTGCGATTTTTCTTTGATTTTCTTTTTTGATTGGATCATAATAGTCAAAGTAATCTGTAATCATTTCACGAATGTCACTTGTATGTGTATCATATTCATTGGATAAATACCCATGTAGTTTATAAACAATATCAAAATTATTCGCATTATCGTGGTGATGACCATTCACAACAAGGTCTCCATGATTTTTCCCACCAATAATCAAGTTATATCTATATGCCATGGTAGGCGCATAATCTAGATCAATAGTGTAATATTGATTGTGTGTATTGGACCAAACCCAACACACGAGTTTGATATTATTTACGTTAATGTCTTTTAACTCAGGCACTTTATTCAATATTTCAGATAACCGGTCATTATCGTCTAAATATACAAAATCACCCACTTCCTCATTTAGTTCTCTTTGCGGTTTGATATGAGGCAATTCACTATTAAATTTGCGTCGAATAGCTGCAACCTCCATATCGATCCCCTTGATGCTATTTACCAAGTCTGTCTTGATTTCTGAAATGCTCATTTTGCTCTGCTTGTTATTGTTATAATTTCACTGCGTATACACCAGTTGTCTATAATTTTTTTCAATTTTATAGACAACAAAACCCACATTTACGCATCGTAATAAGGAGAAAATCATCGTGATCGCCCTCACTGCTGCTGCTACTTTTGCTATTCTGGATGTGTTCATCCCTTCCATGGGTGAGTCCGCTCGCGGTGGAGCCGGTTTCGGTCTGGGCGCCAATCTGATTGGTGGTCTGAGACTCGCCGCATAAGTCTATTCCTAATATCCTAACATAAAAAATAGAAATGTCTACTTTTTATGATGTTACAATTTGTTTACAAGAAATCCTTGATATTGCCGCATATGTCCCTGCTCGCGATATACCTGTCGGTTAGTCTGCGAAGATGCAATTGTGTCTCTATCGGCCATTGCTTGATCTGATTACATACTTGTTCCATATCGTATCTTGCTTTATCGTAATATGCCAGTCTCGCATTATTCTTCTCGTTGGGGAGTGCCATTACAGAGATTGTATTTATTTCATCTCCAATATCACTGATTAAACGATTAATGTGGGTAATAAATACTTTATACATAGATTGTTGTCTGTTGCTGTAACCCAATAAGGTTGAATATATGGTGCTTAGATACATGATTGTTTCGTATACATGACGAATTCTGGATTCTTTGTGAATACACTGATACTCAAAATACACTTCATCGCACAATCGGTCGTATTCTGTCTGTGTTTCAGAAACAAAAGCGAAGAGACTATGGAGTGAACTCCCAGATTCATATGGAATATCTTCGTCAGCATCCACCGAATAGGAAGTGCCTATGTCACCATTGTTCAATTCATAGGGAGCTTCAAAATACTTAGATACACTATAATACTCATTCGTCAAGAGGCAATAGAATCCTTTGTATACCCCTCCCTCCTTCCTAGGCGTGTCGTCGTGAACGTCGCTTGTATTGGTCAACATGAGTTCAGAAAGGTATTGCATCACGCTATTTGGTTCTTCCGTTATCACTCCAAATTGCACGGTATATCCCGGGTCAGATAGTTCGGAAGGGAGGTTATTTTTATTTTCTGTAATGTAATTACGTATTTTCGTAAGAGCATCGTGTAAGATACGACTGCATTTGCTATCCATAGATTTAGATAACCGACTGCGACTCGGATGATTTTCGGTCGCCTTCATACGCTGAATGAAATCGTTCTCGATATCTTTGACTAGCATAGTTGAGTTTGTGAAAGTGTTTGCTTATGGTTGGTATAGTTTACTGATATACACAGGTTGTCTATAACCTTTTCAATTTTATAGACAACATAACCCCTCATTTACGCATCGTAATAGGGACTATCTTGGATTTTCATACCACAATATTGCTGGGGTTCTTTTTTGTAATCAGTAGGAACGTGAATACCCGACTCTTTCGCACATTCCAATAAGAACTTGAAATTTTCCCAGAATTCACTCTTGTGACCGATAGACTTGGTCATGACATGAGACAATTCATGAATGGCAACAAAGGTCAGTGTATGTTTATCAATGAGATGATTGTTGTTTTCTTTAGTCTGGTTCAAACAGAACGCGACCTTTTCTCCTTTGTTCTCACTATAGGCAGTATATGTGCTAGTAGGTAAGGTCTCTGTTATTTTTTTGGGATTGAAGTTCTCCACAAGACGCTTCACATTTTCACGGTCGGAATACTTTTCGCCTACATATTTCACTAGCTCTTTACAGTTCGTTGTGACTTCGGCAAGTAAATCCGCAGCCTTATTGATATCTTTTCGGTCACGAACGCAATACTTGTTACCATCCACGCCAGATACAATACATTTCAATTGAAAGCTCTCAATATTATCATAATAAATGTAATAACTGATGAATAAAACTAGGCATATCATAATCCATCCTAAACTGTCTGAAGAAGGCATACTATATATATAGTGGTGTATTTTTCTACTTACTAACAATAGTATTGTATAATAGTATTGTTATATCAATGGTTGTTCAACTGTTTAACGGGTTCCGAGCTCAAGAGGAGTGCGGGCAAGATCAGGCTCGATGGTGCTGGTCATCCAAGGTCCGACGTCCTTCTTGGCAATGACGGGGTCAGAGCGAAGCTGAAGGTTAGCATTTCTCATGGTCTGTCCAACGGTATCCAGACCGATGTGGTGGCCGGCCTCAAGCATATCACCACTGGCGACACCGTCAGCAGTCATCACATTAGGGTTCAACTCGGCGAACTTACTGTTCTCGTCGTTGGGAAGCAGGTCAGCGGGGTTCGCCACCTTCTGCATATCGTAACCGGCGACAGGGGCATCATTGGGCTTAACCTCACCCTCCTTCTTGGGTTCCTCAATTTTCACCTTCTTCTCCTCCATGGCAGCACCAGTTTCCATGTTGTCGCGAACAAGGAGCTTGCCATTGTTGTAGGTGTAAAGACCACCAACAAGGACAATCAATAAAAGAGCCATCATAATAATGGTGGTCTTATCTTTGGTGAAGAACTTTGCGAGTCCAGATTGAATTTTTTTGAACATGCTTACTTATATATAAACGCTTGATAAAATTATTTGCTCTATAATTTTATAAATTCCTAAAATATGGAAAGTATACTCAACTAGACTTTCACATCTCGCTCATATTTTCGTCACTGTCACTTTCTTGAAGATCATTCAGCATATATGTATTTTTAATATTTTTTGCTTCTAAATAACAATTCAGCGCCATTTCCTTCGCCATTTTGGCTTTTCTTCGCGCTTCGTAATACATTTCATAATAAATATCATTCCGTTCTTTTAATATAATCGTATCATCCTTTTCCAAATTATCTAATGGAAAATCTACTTCTTCCATTTCATTTGACTGAATGTCAAAAGGCTCTTTCATAATCTCCAATTGTTCTCCTAAATCCTGTTCGTTTTTCATATTTTCCAAACTTGTAGATACATTTTCTAAATCAGTAGCCTCTTGAGTGTCTGGTTCGTCCATATATCCAGTTTCAGATGTAATTCCTAAATTATATGAGATATCCAGAGGAACCTCGGGTATTTCCTCGTTCAGTGGAGGATTGGATACGATATCTTCTACCACCGGTTCATCAACTGTTTCCAGAATCACGTCATTATTGCTTTGGTCAGCGTCCTCAATTTCTTCTTTTACTGGAATCGTTACAGGTTCAGGTGATTTCGTTTGGGAAGAAGATACCGAATCATTCAGGTTGAATAAGCATTTATCAAAAGGATTGCTGGGTTTCACTATCAAAAGTTGCTTTGTCTCTAATTCAATTTGGAAATTACGGGTGCCACATTTGACCCCCTTTATTTCTAAAATACACATAATCTGTGTCGTATCATTTATTTCGTCAATGGATACTTCATTCTGGTCGCTATCATATGCTTTTACGCCGGGAACTCCCAATGAGTTTGATATTCCCACACGTAAAATATAATACTTTCCTGAACGGAAGATGCGAAACGGCGACGAAAAATAGTTCTCAATATCTTCTTTCTCCATATCGCCATCAAACCACTTGGCGCGATTTTGATAAATATATTGAACCGACGTTTCTTCTAGTTTTTCCATCCATTGAATAAAATCCGCATCATCATTTGTAAATAACAAATCAATATAGTATTTCTTTGATACGTTAATGATACCTTGTTTAGTCAAACATTGCGGGGGCTGAACATAGAGTGACTGTTCATTCGCTTTGTATTTCATAAAATAATTCCCATTTCCAACCCGAATTGGGGAACTCAGTGACAAGGTCTTAAAATCAAATTGTTGAAAGGCTTTGTTTCCACGATAAATAGTCTGCATAGGTGAAATATAATATATAGATTGTCAGTTCTTTATTTATGTTATTACACGAATCAATTCGTATAATGTATAAATTAAAAATAACCCACTAAATAAACTATGGCAACAATCAAAGAAACATTTTTATCATTTTTTAAAGACAAAGAGATGAAACAAAACATAAAGGAAATTCTGCGACCAGTAACCGATATTGTCTATAACGAAATTTATTTTTACGTGTGGTTCATTTGCTTTTTCAATTTATTTTTATTCATTATTATTTTGGTTAACTTATTTTTGCTATTACGATTAACCAGTAAGTATGTTCCATATGAAACCATATATCCAGTATAAACATGAAGACACACTGTATCCGATGGTGTAACGAATGCATTTATTCATAGAATATAAAATATGCTTATTTAGTAATTATACATGGATAATCAAATGCAGTTGGCGGATAACAGCGAAAAGACGAAACTGGTTGAAAACGTTCAGAAATGGGTATTAATCGAAGGAAAGTTAAAAGAAATCAACGAACGGACGAAGAAGATGCGTGAAATGAAAACCGACATTGGAAAAAATATTTGTAACTACATGACTGAAAACAAGTTGAACAATCACATTGAAATTAGTGACGGAGAATTACGCTTCTTCGAAAAGAAAGAATACACGCCCCTCTCCTTTGGGTACATTGAAAAACGTCTACATGAAATCATAGCAGATGATGAACAAGTCAAACTGATTGTATCGTATTTAAAAGATAAGCGCGAAGTCAATACATCTTTGGATATTAAGCGTCATTACAACAAGTAATTTTATCTATGAATATTATAAATGGATTCACCAATTGTTTCAAAATATCAATATAGTAACGACAAAACGGTTGGGGGATATTCTTTACAACACTTCATTGAGAACAATCAGACAATCTATGGAGGCGAGAACCCATTCTACGCGCCCCAATCAGCGAATAGATTTAAAGATTTGTTAATTCCTGCCGGATTTGTCTTGCAGTCCCCTACCCCTTGTTCCAGCATATCTATCAAACAGAACAAGGTCGCTACCATCCCAGATGACTTATTTGATTCTATTTTCCAAAATGCGACAAGACAGCGCAAGAATAACAAAACGAAAAAAAATCGTTAGAGAAACCATCCGATTTCTGTAACGATTTTATTTTTATGTGTATTTATTTGTTTAGACAGGAGGTAGGGATTGTAAGAAATCCAAGAATTCGTCCATGCGAACTACCATATATTTACGAGGAATTTTGAATTCGTTGTCTCTTTTCATCATTTTGTATTCCTGATATCGGTTTACTATTCTTTCACGACATCTCGTTAATTCGGGTTCTGATAACTTCTTACGGTGGGTGTAGTCATACAACGCACTCTTGGCCAATATAAGAAGTTCATCATCTTTTTGGATAATATCTTTCGCAAGATATTGAAAGGTTTGTTTGGATTCAGCAAAATCCGAAAAGCATGCCACTGGCATACACATGCACATACACACAGCAAATGCCATTATCGCCTCGTTCATTGCGGAGAATTATATTGTTATTATTATTATTGTTGTTGTTATTTACAAATAGGTCTACTTCCTATTTGTAAATCAATTTTCTACGCTATATCCTTCCAATACGTGATTCAAATTAATACTTAGACCAACGTTTTTTGTTGTATCCATTGACACGCAACATTTCATCTGCGTTGTCCTTCCATTTTTGAATCTTATCTTGTTTTTCCTTCTCTTCTTTACTGGGAGGTAAGGTAGGAATTTCATTTGCCTTCATGTGTTTCATATCCGATTCACTCGCCTTGGGTTTTTTGCCATAACAGTTTACACCAAATTTGATATAAGGATTCGCAATATGACCTCCATTTACGCCTGGACGACCGCAGTTATTCTTGTGCGTCTCCGACTTTTGTAATTTATCCCATGTCTTTTTCTGTGTAGGGAAGAATGCCATTTGGTTGGCGGACCAACCATAACTGCACCATTCCGCGCCATTGTTATACGCCTCTTCAATTTGGTCATACGTCGCTAATTCGGCATCGTATATACCACACACTGCTTGCGCATCTTCGTAGGTATACGCATTGGTTGAGATATTGAAGACTTCATTCTCTTCCAAAGGAGGTAATCCACCACTAATGTCTGTAACGACCACCTTCTCCTCGGGCGCCTCTCCTCGTATGCCTTGCTTAATTGTATCAATGAGGTCCATTATAGAAATATCCAATACATATTTGAAAAAACTGACAAAGACAATTACTACGAACGAAGAAATCAAGCCGGTTTCAATAATAGAAATACTAATGGGTTTGTTCTCACGAGTCATAGGAATGCCGAATAAATAGACAATAAAATACAAACTTATCAACAAGAATCCAGACGAGAATATAGAATTCGCATCATCTAAATACTCCAATGCCGAATTGTAAAAGTTACTAAAATCCTCTTCGTTAAAAATATTTCCAGATTTGCTTTGATAATAGAAAACGCCCCACAGTACCAACATGCCCAATAGAACAACATCCACCATTTTACCGATGAACCCATTCACAGAAGAACCACTTTCTCCGCTGCTACCAAAGAACCTTCCTAAAAGCAACGAAATCACCATCACTACACCAACAAAAATCATTATCATAGTAGACGTGTCCATAGAAAACAATTTATCCATAAACTCACCCTCACTCTCCACAGGCTCTTCGGTCACTGTATTTTGAATGATTGCGTTGTTTTCTGTAGAGATATTGTTATTTTCTTGTGTAGGTATAACATTATTAGACATATCAATCGGTTCACTCATATGTTCTGTTTCAATATACTATAACGAACTATTTTTTTTGACGATAAAATAGACAATACGCGTGAGGCGTTTTTAACAACTCTTCGCCTGATACTTTTTGGATAATTTCATCATCATAATGAAACCATTGGTTCTGGCTATTTTTTACAAATGCGGTATAATGACCATTGTTAATGTTGCCTATATGATTCACAATGCCATACAATTCATATTTATACGACTCTGGATTGTAACCATCTACATACGGACTCATATCCAGATGATCAATCGGAAAGTCTATGACATGTTGGATTTTTTGCCCGAATGGACTAAAACGAGAGAAATTTACAGCAAACACGCGAGGAATACTCCAGAACCCTGTCTCAATATAAACATCCTCTTTTTGCTTTGTCTCCTCATTATACCACGCATTTTCACCAGTTAACTTTTCCGGGGTCAAGTAAGTCCGCAAGCATTGATCTAGTGTAGTTAACGGTTGGTTATTTTCTAGAACTGGTAAGTTCAGCAGAAAAAACAGTTCTGGATTAATACTATGAATTTTTTTTGTATTCATGGACACAATTTTTCTATAATAGAGACCGTAAAACAAATCTAACATCTCTGAATAGTCTTTTTCGTAAATCGTCTTCTTTGTGTTATAACATTGCAGCGCCAGCTTATCCGTTTCATTATGAACATTTCCATTAATAACAAACGTTACCTTACGTGATGCACTTTTATGTATAATCTCTAGGAAAAATAAGACAAATTCACAAGCATCGTTTTGCGAATATCCACTGAATAAAGTATATCCTTTCTTTTCAGCAACCGTACGAACAAAATGAATAAATCGCTGCGGACTTAATTTTCCATTTTTACTCCACATTACATTCTGTAGATCATTCCATTCCTTCGTAATCACTCCGTCATCGTCATTTTTTAAGTGTTGTTGAAACGATTTACTTTCCAGAATATCGTGAAGCTCATAGGTATTGCTCAATATTTGAATACACGCATTTATGTAGCAAGTATTTCCAAGATTATGTAACCCGATGAGACCTTTATCATTATATTTTGTTAAATCCATTTAGATATTAATTTCTATGGTAATAATATCTTTACATCATTTTCATTTGTTATTAATGTCAAATGCTAACAATCAATATGAGCGGACTGGACTAGACGAACTTTTAGACAGTATTGTAGATATATACGCGAATGAGAACCGTCATCAACCCCAACGGCAACAAACAAATCGCTATCCATTATCATTTAATATTCAACCACCGAGGACTACTCCCACACCCACTCCCACACCCGCACCTACTCCCAGACCTACTATGAACACCAATGAACAATTTTCCAATTATATATCCGTTATACATGCTTTGCGTGATATATCTACACAATATAACAATAATATTCGTGATTATAATACGAATATCCGGCAAATTTTACAAATGGTTGGTGATATACGCGGAGATATCCATCTGCGTGGGAGTAGAAACGACCATACACGCGAACCAACTATACCTAGACCATCAAGTTCTCGGTTCGCATATGACCCCACTCTACTGCAAGAGCGCACCACACAGCGACTACCGAGACAAAGTCCACCTACTCGTTCTCCAATAGAAACATCCAATTACATTGATATATTGCTTCAGAGTATGCCATTTAC